ATCTGCACCATACAGCAGGTGGACCAGATGCACTATCAGTAGCTAAATTCTTTAATCAGCAAGTAGGAAGGGTAGCCACTGCTTTTATTATTGGTAGTAAGGGTACAATAGTGCAGTGCTTCAGCTCCAAAAATTGGGCTTATCACCTAGGACTTAAACAGGAAGTATTTAGTGAGTCAGGAGTAACTTACAGAAGCTTGGATAGATTATCTATAGGGATAGAGATATGTAACTATGGACCACTAACTAAAAAGAACGGCTACTACTATAACTATGTAGGTGGCAAAGTAGATTACACCCAACTAACTATCTTAGACAAACCATACAAAGGGCACATCTATTGGCAAATGTACACAGATGCACAAATAGAGAGCACCCGACAGCTTCTAGTTTACCTTTGTGATCAGTACAATATCCCTAAAGATTACTTTGCTAGTATCTTTGATATAGACAAACGTGCTTTGAGGGGTGAGCCAGGTATATTTACACACAATAGTGTGAGACATGATAAATCAGATATCTATCCATGCCCACGTATGATAGCAATGCTAGAGAACTTATGAGATATATCCTACCAATTATAGCACTATGCCTATTAGGCTCCTGCTCTGATGCTAAAAAAGCACAGTATCACTACAAAAAAGCTGTTAAATTTGGACTGCAAATAGTGCAGGATAGTGATACTATCAGAATAATATCAGTAGACAGCGTGCCAGTGGTGGTAAATGATACTATCATATGGGAGAAGGTAATCAGAACTAAAGATACTATTATCAATTTTAAGAATATCTATGTGCCAAAAACAAAATGGCAAACACGAATAGAATATAAGTATAAGACTCAAATTTTAAAGCAAGACGTGCTAAAATATAAGTACATATATAAGGAGGCTAAGATACAAAAGTCAAAAACTAATTGGTTATTATTTATAATAGGATTTGGCTGTGGCATAGCTCTATTTTTTATCCTAAGACTGCTAGATAAACTATACAACCCCTTTAAATAACTTTATGATTAGACATGGTAAAAATGTTCACGAGCTTGTGTTAGCAGGTAGTGAAGTCAAAGTAGCTATTCTTAGTGATTTGCACTGGGATAATCCTCATACTGATAGAGAGCTAATCAAAAGGCACCTGGACTATTGCCTAAAAGAGGAGATACCTGTAATGATTAATGGTGATATGTTCTGCTTAATGCAAGGGAGGGGAGATAATAGACGTAACAAATCTGATATAAGACCTGAGCACAATAATGCAAGGTATTTAGATAGTATAGTAGAGACAGCTGTGGAGTGGTTTCTACCCTATGCACATATCATTAAGCTAATAGGTTACGGTAACCATGAGACTAGTATAATTAAATTTCAAGAAACTGATATCCTGCAGAGATTTGTAGATATCCTAAACTTTAAAGCAGGATCTAATGTGCAGGTAGGTGGTTATGGTGGATGGCTAATAATAAAGCAAACACCAGACAGATCTACCTCATCTTTTACCACTAAGCTAAAATACTTCCATGGATCAGGTGGTGGTGGGATAGTTACCAAAGGTGCTATTAATTTAACCAGGGCATTAGAAATGTATGAAGGATTTGATGTATTTGTGATGGGCCACATCCATGAAAATTCATGCAGAAATGATGTAAGAGATACAGTAGAAAGCCATCCACAAAAAGGCTACTCACTTAGGCAGAAGCAATTACACCTAATGCTCACAGGTACCTACAAAGAAGAGTATGGTGATGGATCCCATGGATGGCATGTAGAGAGAGGGGCACCCATTAAGCCATTAGGTGGTAGGATACTTACTATTAAATGTGTGAGAGGAACTACAGGAGATAGAAAAACTTATAAATATATAGATAGTATCAAATTTAATATGTAATTTTGCACTAGGTTAATACGCCCAATGTGTTGCCTAAGCCCCTCTGCATCTTTGGTTAGTTTGGCAGGGGGGTATTTTTTTGCACAATAAACTTGACAAGTATAGTGAGCAATTCTACAAAGATTTGTGACAGAAATGTCAAGTAACAGGTGTAATAAACTTGACTTTTTATACATGATCAGTTAGTCAGGTGTAAACAATGCTATTAATTTTCCACTACCGAAGATTTGCGCCTATTTATTTTCCTTTGCGCCTATAAATAAAGATGGTTATAGCTAACATAATGTCTAAAATGGTGGCATAATGTCTAATATAACTAACATAATAGCTATTTTTTGTAAAGTATATTTAAGGTTATCACCTTACTTCTCATGTATAATTTCAGGCTATTCCTTTATATTCCTTATTTAGAATGATTATAAATTACACTAAAGTTGTATACAATTAATTGTTTGTTCGTATATTTGCAACACTAATTAAAACTAACCAATATGAATGATCAAAAACTTACAGCTGTTGAGTACCTACTCCAGCAAATTAACTCAGGCACATCCTTTAATGAGAAACAATGGGAGAGTATATGTGATGTGGCTCTAGCCATGGAGAAATCACAGATTACACTTGCTGAAATTAAAGCTATTGACAAACTTTACAAAATTCAAAGAAAATGAGAAAGAAACTATCCGACCTTGTGTATTACTTTACACCACTCACAGATGAGCATAGAGACATTTTAAGCACTGCTGTAGTGTTTATATTGTTTTGGGTGAGTGTTTATACCTTATCTTATATTACTAACCTTTAAAACGCTTTAAAATGAATTTAGAAGATTTAGAAGTACAGAAGTACACAGCATCCATTTGGTATGAGGTAGATCACATTGAATTTATGCTAGATTTTGAGTGGAATTTTGTATCCTATGACATGGAAACTGGGGAGTGTGTAGTGGATGTATCCCTGGAGAAAGGTGAGCAGTGGATAAATGGTGTATGCCATCCCTTCACTCCTAACAAAGATGAGCTAAAAGAAATAATAACAGCTATAGAGGATTATATACTAGAGGATCCTGAGAGATTTAATGTATTAGAATGGGAGGAAAATAATAGAGATTTTTATAACGACTTAAACAATGATAGAGATGACTACTGAAACTACACCCACACCTACTCACTTTAGCCTACAGACTAAGATGGATTGGTGGAAAAATAAAAAGAGTGAGGGAGATAAGGGAGGGAGCTTTAACTTACAGCTTTACCTAGACTACCTCAGCACATTAGATAATAACCCTATAAAAAAAGACAAATGAAAACAGCAGTACAGGCAGTATTCTCTGAACTAGAGGAACTGCACCCCAATTTATTCAATGTAAACACCACAGAAGGTAAACAGTTTATTAATCACTTCCATAAGTTTTTATCAATGGAGAAAGAGCAGATAGTGAAGGCTTACACAGATACCTTAGAATTTACTCCTGAGAATATATCTAAAGGTGAGCTATACTATTATTTAAACTATTTACCTTAAAGATATGAATCAGTATAGGATGATGAGAGTAATTAAACTAATACAGTTTTTAAAGGTTAAGCCTAGGCCTGTCCACTCAATGGCTAGATACTTAGGCATAAGCACTAGATCAGTTTACAGATACTTAAAGATGTATGAGAAAATTGGTTATGATGTGCAGAGAGATGATAACTACAAATACTACATAAATGAAACGCTTTAAAGTAACCTACAACTATTTTGATGGTGGTAAAAAAAGGATAGCCATCAGGATCCTAGAAGCTCTGGATAGAGATCATGCAATAATGCAAATGGCTATGTGGCCAAAACTAATACTAAAAGTAGAACAGTATGAAAAAATATAGAGTATGGCTAGAGGATATTATGGAGCCTGAAGGTGGCTCATGGTGGGAATGCTTCCTAGGTAAAGATGGTAAGCTTCATGATTACATCTACACAGATGAGCAAGCAGATACACCACAGTGGTATATTGATAATGGCTATAAAGTAGAAGAGCTATGAAAGCAGAAGTAATTAGAAGGTATCCATTTGAAAGCACTGCTCTAATAGCTAAGGATTTAGGAATAAGCAGAAGCAAGGTTTATAATATAGCCTACAGATATAAGCTGCTAAAGGATCCTCAATATCTTAAGACTGCATCAAGTGGTAGATATGAGGCAGGGATGAGAAATGGTGAGGCCTTCCAATTTAAGCCAGGGCACACTCCATACAATAAAGGGAAGCAGATGCCTGCAGAAACTTATGAGAAGGTTAAAAAGGCAATGTTTAAACAAGGGCACAAGCCACATAACACTAAACCTGTAGGTACTATTAATGTAAGAGCAGATACATCAGGTAGACTGTACCAATATATCAAAATTAAAGATAGCCACTGGGAACTATTACAACGGCATGTATGGACTCAGGCAAATGGTGAGATACCCAAAGGATGTGTGATCAATTTTATAGATGGTAACTACCTGAATTGTGAGCTCAGTAACTTACAAGTAAAGACCAGGGGAGAAATGGCAGTAATGAATAGTATACACAGATACCCTGCAGAGGTTAGGGATCTAATTAAATTAACTAACAAACTAAAAAGTAAAACAAATGGCAAACAACAAACTAAGTGATCTAAGAGATCATATCTTTATGGCATTAGAAAGATTATCTGATGAGGGATTAACAACAGAGCAGGTAACACAAGAGGTGGATAAGGCAAAAGCAATAGCTCAGCTATCATCTACAATCATAGCCAGTGCAAAGGTGGAGATAGATTACATAAATGCAGTAGGATTAATAGATAGCCAAAGTGAGCTTTTTAAATCAGTAAACCCAAAACTATTACAATGACTAGACTAGAAGAGGTACAGTACATCATAGATAAATTTGATCTAAAAGAGAAGTGCAGGTATATGCCTGTGCTATATCGGAGATACTACCTGTATCATGTACTCCAAAAGGATGGAATGACCTTATCACAGATTGGTAGGTTGTTTAGCCAGAGCCATGCAACGGTGATAAATGGTATGACTAAGCACAACATCTACACAAAGCAAAAGGATCCTGCCTATATGCTGCACACAAAAGAGCTCAGAGAGCAGTTTGTACTACCTCAGTATTACAAGCCATTAAAACAAAGGATATTAGAGATATATACTATTGAGAAATTAGAGAAACTTAAAGAGCAGATCAGATGCAATTACTATTAACTGTGCAAAGTGAAAATAGCAAAAATAAGTTTGCACATAACATTGCACATAAAATGGTATTGATAATCAGATACTTAATGGCAAAAGTGCAAAGTTTTGGAAAAAAGCCCCTATCCTATATATAATGTACTACCACTTGAAAAAAAAAAAAGTAAAAAAAAAGTTAAACTTTGCACAAAGCCACGCCAGTACTAGGGGAATGTGTGCAAAGTGGGGTGCAAAGTTGATTGTTAATAAAAAAAGATTGCACTATTTGTATCAGTATTGAATTATTATATATATTTGTCAAGATAATCACCCTGATTAACAAAAAACATTTGAGAGTTTAAACCCCTGCCATTCTATCATAGGGTGATTTATCGGTAGGGGCTCTCTTTAATATAGGAAAAATATGAACTTAATTGACTATGCTAATGAGCTCCAAAGTGAAGGACTTAACCCTCTACCACTTAAAGATAATAAAGCACCGATGCTGGAAGCAGGGCACAAGTTTTTATATGAGCCTATTGATAATATAGAAAAGAGATTTGCTAATGCTCAAAAAATAGGGATAGCTTGTGGATTAGTTAGTCAATTTTACTGTATTGATTTTGATGCTCATAACGATGAGAATATAAGTGAGATATATAATGACTTTATAACCGTACCATTTATAACACATCTAATAAAGCAAGGCATACTATCCTGCTACACTACTGCAGGTGGTGGATATCATGTATATTTTAGAAGTAAGGATAAAATTAACGGCCAGGTGTTTGCTAAATATAGTACAGGATCCACAATGGTGGAGCTTAGAGGGCATGGACAGTATGCTGCCTGCTATCCATCTGCAGGATATACCCACACTAGTGGTAATGATTACATTAAATTAGAATACTATGAGGATGATATTGATAATCTATTTGATTTTATTAAGTCCTATAATCAGCATCACTCAGTTAGCCTACCTCACAAAAATACTACTGATAAAAAGTGGGCAGAGACCTGGAAGCTTACAACGCCTGATGGAAAGTATAACCTAGAATGTGAGGAAGAGGCTAAGGAGCTGCTAAAGAAAATAGGGTGGCAGTTTTGTAAGAAGAGAGCAGATGGTTCTGAGTATTGGACCAGGCCTAACAAAGATATAAAAGATGGCTTCTCAGCTACTTTCGGACATCAAAAGAGTATGTTCTATATCTTTAGTGAAGATGGTAGCTCTATCGAGCCCTTTAATAGCAAACAAAGCTATTCACCATTTAACATCTACACCTTAGTTAATCACCAAGGGGATTGGAAAAAAGCTAAGGATGAATTGAAATTAAAGTATAATATGCCTGATGATGACTTTTGGAGTACTACACAGAATGGAGCTTACAATTTGAATAACTTAAGGTTTAAGAAGTTTTTAGATAATCATGATTTTTTTAAGAACAGCCCTGAGCCTAATGGCACATTTCAGATGATTAAAAAGGAAGGTATATTCTTAAATCAAGTATTTGAGAAGGATGTAAAAGATTACGTATTAGATTACATATTAGATAATAAGAAGCCTGAAGGAGTATACAACCTAATGAGTGGCAATCTTAAGTTTTTTAAGAGGGAGTTTTTAGGCATATTGAGCAGCAGAGATATTACTCTACTAAAAGATACTAAAGATTGTGCATACTTATTTTACACTAACTGCATAGTTAAGGTTACACAAACTGATAAGGAGGTGCTATCTTATGCCGATATGGATCTATCTATATGGAGAGACCAGGTGATAGATAGAGATTTTGTAAAAGTAGATCACCACAAATCAGAATTTCGCACTTTTATATGGCATATATCAGGAAAGGATAGAGATAAGTACAAAGCATTTCAGACTGTAATAGGTTACCTCCTGCACAGCTATAAGGATAGAAGTAACAATAAAGCAATTATCTTTAATGATGAGGCAATATCTGATGTGCCTAATGGGAGAAGTGGAAAGGGATTGTTTTGGAATGCAATGGGCCATCTTAAGAAGGTGCAGAGCTTAGATGGTAAGACCTTTGATTTTCTTAATAAGTTTCCTTATCAAAATGTATCTACTGCCTGTCAAATTTTAGTATTTGATGATGTTAAAAAGAAGTTTAATTTTGAGAGCTTATTCAGTGTAATTACAGAAGGTATCACCATTGAGTACAAAGGTAAGGATAGTATAAAGCTAGATGTAACTAACAGCCCTAAGATTATCATCACCACTAACTACACCATCTCAGGTAACAGTGCATCCTTTAATGCTCGAAAGTATGAAGTAGAGATGGCTAATACCTTCAATGATAAATATACTCCTGTAGATCTATTTGGCCATGAGTTATTCAATGAGTGGGATGATCAGGAATGGGCCTGCTTTGATAACTACTGCCAGGAGTGCATACAGATCTATCTAAACAAAGGGCTTATACCTATGCCTACTAAGAATTTAGAATATAGAAAGATATTAGATGATATCAGCAGTGAGATGTACTTCTTTTTTGAGGATCTTAAAGCTGATACTTTCTACTCAGTTAAAGAGGAGCTCTTTGATAGCTTTAACAATAGGTTCCCTGAGAAGAGGAGCTATACTACTCAGAATAAGATAACCATTAATTTTAGAAAGTGGTGCGAATATAAAGGATATAAGCCTCATGATAACAGGAATGGTGGTAGCACTAAGCTATCTTATATAATACCTGAAAAAAAAGAAGAGGTACAGGATCTTTGGGATGAATTAAATAAAAAAGCAAATAAAATATAACTATGGAAAATTATGTAATGAATGAAAGTAGTCAGTGGATTTTTGATACGTTTGATCATATATTACCCTGGTCCGATTGGGTTAGAGAAACAGATGGTTATAATTGTGAGTGGGATCACAAATGGGAGTATAGATATCATATAGGTGAAAGTGGTAGAATAAGTTTATTTAATCAATGTACTAAGTGCGGTAAAAAAGATGTATCTGCTGGAAGCTTAAAACATGATACAGTACCTAATCTTAAAGAAAAAATACATCTAGGAGAAATTAACAAATATGATTTAGAATTATTAAATGAAAAGAGTTCTACATATGAAAACTATAATGCATATTTTACATTAAAAAAAGAACAAAATAAAAAAATAGAAAAGGCTAATAGAACAGAGTTTTATAATCAGTATATTAAATCTGATAAATGGAAAGCAATAAGGTTAAAAGTGTTAAAAAGAGATAATAATATTTGTCAAGCCTGTTTAGAAGCACCAGCTCAGGATGTTCATCATATAACTTATGCGAATATAGGTGATGAGTTAATGTATGAATTAATTTCAGTATGTAGAGATTGCCATTTTAACCGTATACATAAAGATAAAAAATGAACAAACAAAACAAACAGAGACTACATGATCTAGAGGAGAAGTACATGAGCTATCGGTACCCATCAGCACCAGGGCACATCATCCCCTTCACTAAGTACAGTGATGCTACAGCTAATGGATTGACTAAATGTATCAAAGACTTTCTAAACTACTCACAGCACCAAGCTGAAAGGATTAATACAATGGGAGTATTCAGGCAGTCATACAGAACAGATGGTACTAAGACTGCAGGGCAGTGGACCAAGGGCACCGGTACTCCAGGATCTGCAGATATATCTGCTACTATTTATGGGAGATCTGTAAAGATAGAAGTAAAGATAGGTAAGGATAAGCAGTCAGTAGTGCAGAAGGAATACCAACTAATGATAGAAGCTGCAGGAGGGGTGTATATTATTAGTAAGACCTTTGATGATTTTGTGCAGTGGTATGATAATTTTTGCCTTGACAAATAGATAAAGGATAAGGGGTAAAAGTTGCCCCATTAATTAAATAGAAATGATATAACTAGCCAAAACTATAAATTATAGCCACCTTTGGCGAAGTATAACATTAAAATATAATATACGTACAACATTAAAATATAGAAATGATATGAAACAAACAGCAGTAGAATGGTTATTTGACCAATTATGTTCTGAGAAATTAAGTTGGAATAAAGATAGTAATGGCAAAATATTTTTTGATAAAATAACAAGTGATATATTACAACAAGCCAAAGAAATGGAGAAAGAGCAGATGATAGATGCTTTTGAACACGTTGATTTTAACCTTGATGATGGACTACATTACTATAACGAAACTTTTAACAAATGAAAGCTACCCTAGAATTTAACCTACCTGAGGACCAGGAGGAATTTAATCACGCTACTAATGGCTTCAACTATTACATGGCACTTGTGGAGATGGATCAGTGGCTACGAAGTGAGTACAAGTACAACGGTAAGGAGGAGATGTATGAGGTGAGGGAGAAGCTCAGAGAAATAATTTTAGAAAATAATGTGAAAATAGAATAATAAGTAGTATATTTGTAAATAATTAATAAACTAACCAATGGAAAAAACAACTACAAAGGCTGTAAAGCCTCAGGAGGTTGAGCAGCAGCCTGCTCCCTTCTATGTTCGCCTTCACAAGGCTAAACAACTAATCGGTAAAGTACATAAGAATGCTACTAACCCCCACTTTAAGAAGTCTTATGCAGATATCAATAGTATCCTAGAAGCTGTTGAGCCTATCTTATTACAGCATGATCTACTTTTGCTACAGCCTATAGATGGTGGTAGTGTTTGTACTCAGCTTGTTTGTATCTATACTGGCTTTAGTATCTCTAGCTGTATGGCACTGGACTTAAACTTAGATGCACAAAAGCAGGGTAGTCAAATTTCTTACTTTCGTAGGTACACTATCCAGAGCCTGCTAACTTTGCAAGCAACTGATGATGATGGGCATGTAGCATCTACTGCGAAGCCTAAGATAGATGCAAAGAGATTTGCTGAGGCTGTTAAAACTATAGCAGATGGTAAATTTACCATAGAGAAATTAAAGGATAGCTTTGACCTTACAGAAACGCAAGAGAAAGCATTACTATTAATACCTATGATATGAAAATTAGATGCTCAGCTATAGGAAAGATAATGACTTCACCCAAAACTAAAGGGGAGGTACTATCACAAACAACAAAGACGTATATCCAGGGCTTAGCCCTGGCTCACGTTTATGGTATCAGAAAAGAGTTTACTAGTAAGTATACTGATAAAGGTAATGAGTGCGAGGATATGTGCCTCAGCTTTGTAATGGATGTAATTGATAAGGGCTTTATCTTTAAAAATGAGGAGAACTTTAGTAATGATTGGCTAACAGGTACACCGGATGTAATTACAGATCAGGTGCTAGTGGATGTGAAAAATTCATGGAGTGGTAGCACTTTCCCCTGGTTTGATACTGAGTGCCCTAATAAAGAGTACTACTACCAACTGCAGGGGTACATGTGGCTAACTGATAAGCAGGAAGCACTGTTATGCTACTGCCTAACCAATACACCCCATGCCATAGTAGAGCAGGAGGTAAAGAGTGCACACTATAAGCTAGGACTAATGGAGGAGAGTTTAGATCTTAGAGATCAGGTGCAAAAACAACACAGCTTCGACCACATCCCTGATGCTAAGAGAGTAAAGACCTTTGTAATTAAAAGAGATGAGGAGGTGATAGAACAGATTAAGGTGAGGGTAGAACAGTGCAGAGATTATTTTAATGAACTAATACAACAACTATGAACAGAATGCAATTTAAACATGAGGCAGCTATAGCTGCTATGAATGCTCTAATGATAGAGAACTCTAAAACATCTAAGCTATGGATAGCTAAAGAGGCTGTACAGATGGCTGAGATATTGTCTAATGAGGTCTATGGTGAGGAGATACAATGGCCTATAGTTAATAATGATCCAAGACCTGAGCCATGCTAATCCTACTATCAATACTACTAGCCCCTGCGATTGTGTGGGGGTGGTGGTGCACTATAATGTATTTATTAACAATTTTAAACAATAAGTAACAATGGAAACAAAGAATAATTCAGGAGCTATCTTTAAAAATGATAAGAAGACAGCAGAAACTCACCCCGATTACAAAGGGAAGGTAAACGTTAATGGTAAAGAGATGGAGGTAGCTCTATGGCTTAAAACATCACAGGCCGGCATGAAGTACTTTAGTGCATCATTTAGTGAGCCTTATGTTAAGCCAGCAGTACTAACACCACCTGCAGAACCATTTAAGTTAGAGGATGATGATTTGCCTTTCTAATTAATTTACTATATTTGAGCTATGATATTACTAGCTCTTATACCTTTAGCTTGGTGGTTTGTTAATTTTGAGCCTTTGCAGGCAACTATAGATTATCTATTCAAGTATAAACCACATAGCACATTAGCCATACATATACACTCTGCACTAGGATGTATTAAATGTGTGGCTTTTTGGCTTACTTTACTTTTTACCTTTGATTTTATCCTGGCTTGTCAGGCTGCACTACTTGCTTTTATACTAGATGAATGTTTACAGAAGCTGAGATAGATCTTATAGCTGAAATAGAGCTGTTACCTGAAAACATCAGGTACTCTAAGCACTCATGTGTAGCTTTATTAAAGATTAGGATTAAGTATGATGGGGTGCAACCTAGGGAGTGCTTCTGTGCATCTGTACGTAGAAGGATATGGTACAAAGATTTTATGATTTGGTATGAAAAAAGCCTTAGACAACTACATTAGTAGGGCTTACCCTGAGGTGAGAGCTTATACGGCTTACTTTCTATCTAAGATGGGTAGCTACATAGACGCTGATACAGTCATAAACAATTCATACATACATGTGCTTACTATAAATGATTACACAGCAGATGAGGATAAGGTAAAGGGATACCTGCTGAACACAATTAAGTATCAGATCCTTTGGAGTACATCTAAAAGCCATAAAGATGATAGGGTAACAGCTATAATTGATAACTCACCTGATAGAATAGAGGATGATGAGCTAGCAGATAAGATAAGGGAGGATAGAACCTACTCTTTTAACAAGGGATTGATAGAGATATATAGATCAGAGATAGTAGACCAGGTGCAGAGAATAGTATTTGAGGCATACATTGATAAAGGGTACATAACGAGCAGAGCACTGGCTACCTATTTTGGTATTACTCATACCTCAGCTTACTACCTAATCAAAGAATTGAAACAAAATCTAAACAAATTACAATATAGGTATGAAGTGGAGCCATGTTATTAGTATCTTTAGCCTATTAATTGCTTTGAGCTGTGGCTTAGCTTTGTTTACCTTAGATTATGAGTGGGCTAGCAGGGCAGCAGGATTATGGATAGCATTTTATTACACATTTTTAATTATAACCGAGTATGAAAACAAAAAGTGAACACCTAGGAAAGTACATTACTATGTATAATGGTAATTTTGAGACCAGCTTTACAGTTACAGAAGAGACTGCTAAGGACCACAAGTATTATACCTCTAAAGGATTAGGGTATCTATTTGAAGAGAGCACTCCTAAGGTAAAGTATAAAGGAGTAGAAAATGAAAAAGCAGATTAGCTCTACTTCAATACTATCTAAGCCTAAGGTAAAGAGACCAGGTGTTCATGCTAAGAGTAAGAGCTCTAAGCTGAAAACATCTAAAAATTATGTTAAACAATATAAACAGCAGGGTTAATGAGACCTAAACACATACCTACTCCTGAAGCAATGTGGGAGCTATTTGAGGGATACAGATCCTGGTGTAAGTCTACACCTAGATACTCTTACAGCTTATCTACTAAAACAGGAGAGGCTACAGCTATCCCATTAGAGAGACCTTTAACTCAAGTAGGATTTAGAACTTATGCTGCTGATAAAGAGTGTAGTGTGCAGGATTACTTTGCTAATACTGATGGGAGATATTCTGACTATACGACAATCTGCTCACGCATAGAGGAAGCGATTAGAATGGATCAGATAGAAGGTGGAATGGTGGGTCAGTATAATGCATCCATCACCCAAAGAATAAATGCACTGAAAGAACATACAGATGTAACCAGTGGTGATGAGAAGATATCTGCTATAACTGTTACTATAGTTAAGTAGTATAATAATAATAATAACTATATAGTATCTAACTAGGTACTAGCTTTGCTATGGAGATAAAAAGCACAGTCATCTTTGAAAAGAACTATGAGGCCATCTTAAGTGATAAGAGGTTTATAATTAATGAGGGTGGTAGCAGGAGCTCTAAGACTTACAGCCTGTGCCAGCTCATGATAATCTACTGCCTGCAGAATAACAACAAGGTGGTGTCAGTGATACGTAAGACCTTCCCTGCCCTACGTGCTACAGTGCTCAGGGACTTCATAGAGATCCTAAAAGATATAGGGCTGTATAAGCAGGAGAGCCACAATAAGAGTGAGCACATCTACACATTTGGCAATGGATCTATGGTGGAGTTTTTTAGTGTGGATGATGAGCAAAAGATAAGGGGTAGGAAGAGAGACATAGCCTGGTGCAATGAAGCTAATGAGCTGTACTTTGATGACTTCACTCAGCTTAACATGAGAACAGAGGACAAGCTAATCTTTGACTACAACCCATCTGATAGTGTATCGTGGCTGTATGAGCTCCCTGCTGAGGAGAGCACCCTGATAAAGTCTACCTACAAAGATAACCCCTTCCTACCTGATAGTATCAAAGCACAGATAGAGGATCTAGCTAGAACAGATGAGGCACTGTATCAGATCTATGCCCTAGGTGAGAAGGCTACCTCTAAGAGTAACATCTATAGCAACTGGTCCTTTGTAGCACATAGGCCTGCTAAGTTTGTCAAGTACGTATATGGATTAGACTTTGGTTACAATCACCCCACAGCTTTGATGAGGGTATACTACTGTGATAATGATATCTACATAGAGCCTGTGATATATGAGAGCTACCTCACCACTACTATGCTCATAGAGAAGTTAGGCACCCTAGGCATAGAGCAAACGGTAACCATCCTAGCAGATTACTCAAGACCTGAGATTATCCAAGAGATGAACATAGCAGGGTATGATGTGCAGAACGCTAACAAAGTGGTTAAGAAAGGCATAGACAACCTTAAGACCTTTGGCGTAATATGCCAGGATGATAAGGCAGTCAAGAGGGAGTATGAGAATTACAAATGGAAAAAAATAGGGGACTTCATAACAGATGAGCCTGTCAAATTATTTGATGATGCTATGGATGCAATTAGATACGCCACTACTCACATAAGGCAGGAGTACTACACTGATGATAGTTACTATGCATTCTGATACGCTACATAAGATACAGGTGGTCCAGGCATACATCCACCATAAGACAGGCAAGCAAGTTAGGATAGTATTCAACAGACCTGATAGGATGCAACAGCACCTGATGATGCTAGATCATGCCTACCTCATAGCCATGGGTGGCTTTAAAAACAATAATAGTAATGACGCTAATATAGGTAAAGAGAAGTAATGGCATTAGTAGCACAAGCAACCCCACAAATAATAGTTCCTGCATATAACCCTATTAAGTACATCTACAGCAGTAGCAATGTAAACCTTCAGGGCTTCAAGTTTATCTATGATATCTATCAGAGTGGTACGCTAAATAAGATAGCAGAGTACCGGGTGCTGCCAACTTACTCCACTGGCTTTGGGGAGATAGATCTATCGAAGCTCTTACAGGCTAAGGTAAGCTATGACCTGAACTTAAATAACACATCAGTATATAATGCACCTGGATCCCATTACAAATATGATGTAAGGATAGGGGAGGAGTACTTGACTACCACTCTTTACACTGCAGCACTTACTCAATGGGTAACAGCTCCCTATGCAGGAAGGGTGAGAATAAACGTAGCTAACACATTTCTAGTAGGTGATCAGATTAACATTACACAAGCAGATCTAGGAGTAGCCAACCCCAACTTAGAAGGGCTCTTCACTGTGCTAGTAGCTAACCCTGCTTACATAGTAGTGAACAGCTTATGGTCATTGGTAACCAATGCCAATATAGATGGAGCCATCACCTATGCAGATGGGAGAAAGACAGTAAACAGAAACCTAGCATCACAGCTTGGTAAGTATGTATTCAACGGTGCTATCAAATGGACTGAGTGGCCAAGCTATAACTATCAGGACTATATGCTTAATGGTGTCTTTGATAGGTTCCTAACTAGCTACCCTGCAGCTAACACAAATATGTATGCTACCCTATCTCAGGATATGTGGGTGAACTGCATAGCTAATGGCTCACCTACTCCACCTGATACAATGGTCTTTGATAACAGTAATGGTAGCACCTTTAAAAAGAATGTGACAGCTGCAGATCATGTAAGTGGTGTATCAGTAGGGCCTAACAACTTTGGAGTTTTAACTCTTGTATCAGGATCAGGTAACTTAATAGAGCCTACCACTGAGTACTATCAATTTCACTATGAGCGTAATGGGGTGATGAGCTCAGATAGGTACGTTGTTAACATAGATAGAAGGATACGCACCACTGAGTACAGCATATTATTCTTAGATCGTATGGGCTCATGGAACAGCTTTGCTTTTAGCCTTAACAGCTATGAGAAGGGTAACGTAACACGTGAGCAATTTAACCAGGATGTGCCTGGCTTTATCAATGGCTCAAACCAATGGGACTATGCTCTCACTGAGAGAGGTATGACTAACACCTATGTGAGCACTGAGACTACCTTAGATCTAGCCACTAACTTCATGACTATGGACATGGCTAACTACTTCACTGAGCTAATCAGCTCACCGTTCACTTATGTAAAGCTAAGCTCTTATGCAAATGATTGTGATCTACCTGAGAGTGAGGAGTACATCAGCTGTAACATCATGACATCAGACTACCAGGTGTACAACCAAAGAAGCAAAAATCTAATCAAGCAAAACATTACAATCAAGCTAGCTAATAACAATATCGTAAATGGTTAAGATACAACTAAGCACAGGCTTCCTAGATGTCAAAGAGGGCACTGCCTTCCCTTTGAATTTTCAGGTAGGAGATATAAGGGATATAAGCCAAAGGAAGGGTAACTTCTCTAAGACCATCACGCTCACTGGCAGTAAGAATAATAACAACTTGCTTAACCACTACTATGATGTGAATATAGTGGAGGGCACCTTTAACATTAATGCTCTAACTACCTGTGCTATTATTCAGGATGGTATCCCAATAATGGAGGAGTGCTCTATGCAGTTAACAGGGGTGATAAAGACTCAGGTAACAGATGGCTATGAAGAGCAGGTGTCCTATGAGGTATTGGTTAAGGATAGCAAAGCAGATTTTTTTACAGCTATCGCTAACAAGGAATTAACTGACATAGACTTCTCAGACTTTAACCATATATACAATGCACTACAAGTAGTTAATAGATTTAGTAACACTGTAGTAAATGGCTTTAAATACTTTCTCCCTGCTTCTACTAATGGTGTATATAGTACTCAAGAGTTTAAGCCTGCTATATTTGCTAAGACTTATTTTGATAGGATCTTTGAGGATGCAGGCTTTACTTATGACTGGCCTACTATGGGCTATGATAGATTTGAGCAGCTGTTCATACCTTACAATGGAGGGGTAGATAATTTAGATTATCAGGACTGGCTAGTCAAAGCAGAAAAGACAGCACCCACTACTATCAATGGAGCTAACAACTGGGCAGGCTTCTCTAATATAGCTCAAGTAGCTACCTCACAATCTGCTGCCACTAAGATTAACTTAACAGGGTGGACTGAGCTAGATGATATACAAGGGCAATTTGATCCTATAACAGGTGTATACTCTACGCCATTTTTTAACATAAGTTCAGCCAATGCTCAGAGCTATGACTACAGCATAACTATGACCTACAGTTTAAACCTGGTAAATACATCAGGTGGTGTTTTGTATGGTAGTGCTCCTCCTGGTGTGGCAGCTCCTGTATATTATAAACCTGCTATAGGAGTTTCAATACCAGGGCTTCCTATTATTTTTAGTAATCTATTTACTAACACATCCACTAATGCTACTTTGTTTGGGGTGCCTAATGCAGTGCAATGTCCTTTGACTATACCTGTAGGTACTACAAATATATTAACACAAACAGTACAGACTACCATACCACTTAGTTACAATATAATAGGCTTAGGATCATCTGCTACTATAGGTATAAATGTAAGCCAACAATCTGCTGTTATAGGTAACCAACCATCTAATAGAAGTTGGAGGAAAACTTCCCCATCAGGTGTAGCTCCTGCATCAGGTCAAGTAGTTATACAGGCTGTTATCTCAAATATATTAATTAGCATATTGCCTAGCAGTAATATAAATGCTATAGCATCATCAGCTGTAATAGAGGTTAATGATTACGTACCTAAAAAGATTAAGCAGAGTGATTTCATTAAGGGTATCTTTAACATGTATAACATCTATGCTCAAGTAGATAGCACCCAACCTAACAAGTTACTCATACAGAATAGAGATGACTTTTACGATAGTGGGGTGGAGGTGGACTGGACTGCTAAGCTAGCCAAAGACCAGGAGCAAAACTTATCTTTTCTCCCTGAGCTCACCTCTAAGAAAATGATATTAACATATGCTGCAGATAAGGATAACCCTAACACTACCTACACCAATGCCACTAATAATATCTATGGACAAGCTGAGGTTATCTTTGACAATGAGTATGTAAAAGAAGTAACTACTAAGGCTGTATTGTTTAGCCCTACTCCTGTAATCAAAACACAATTTGGTGCTTACGTTCCTATGATAGCAGGTGCAGCACCTGAGACTAACATACGTATCCTATATGATAAGACTACAGCAGGGCAGCCACTAGCTACCTGTGGACAATTCTACATATATGACTATGGATCTATAGGACAAATTAACTTAACAAGCTACCCACTAGTGGGCCACTTTGATGATCCACTCACTCCTACCTTTGATATTAATTTTGCCATCTGTGATTACTACTACTACCAACCTACTAGCCTAACTAGCAACAACCTGTACAACAGATACTGGAGGCGTACAATGGGGCAGATAAACAATGGTAAGATGCTCACTGCTATGTTTAATCTTAAAGAGCCTGACATCCAGGCAATGAAGTTAAATGATAAGATTAGGATAGATAACTCATGGTGGAATATCAATAAGGTAATTGACTATGATGCCAACGCTAACAAGCTCACAAAGGTAGAGCTCATCAGCATAGATACTGAGATTAACTTTGCACCGTTCACAGGAGCAAACGGCCCAGTGATACCTACCCCTCCTGCAGGGATAGGCCCTATACAAATGATGGCCATGAGTAATATCAATACTACTAGGATGGTGAACTCTAATGTGTTTGGTGATCAGGCTACAGCAACTGTACAGGGTAGAGGAAATGTAATAGTAGGAGGCACTAGATCAGTGGTGGTAGGAGATGATCGTATCATAAGTGAAACTACTTTAGCAGGTGATCACTTAGTGGTGAATAGTTTAAATGGAGTACCTACAGGCACAGTGCCATTAATCTACATAGCTAACTTAACTCAGGCAGGATTAACTGATCCTATAGTGCAGGTAAAGAATAACAGCTTAGGTGGAGTGACTTGGACCAGGACAGGGGTAGGTACTTATGAGGGGTACTTAGATGGCTTTGAGCCTTCATATATATCTAGCACTAATGTGCCTACTATAATGATTAGCAATGTTAACTATGACGGAGTAATATCAGCTCAATACTCAACAAGCTCAAACAGCGTATCAGTTACTAC